CCCCATTTCGGGGTAGCAATGAACCACATAGACATCGCTATGAGGTGATATATGCCAGTACGCGATAATAGAGACTCTGTCACTATTAAACAAGAACAGCTTGGGGGTCCAACGACCCTTTATTCTGTTGCTAAGATGCGTGGTGTATATCAAGACATCTCCGCATTAAACAATGCGGGGAGTTTCACTCCAGGAAAAGTACGGATGAACCCTGTTATTTTACAAAAGTTCACTGTTGTTTCCTGTGAAGGTCGTATGGAGGAATACGTCGTGTACGGTTCTTATAAATACCGTTTATCCGGCGATGTTGCTGCGTACCTCCTTAGTAATTATTCTCCTTTTACGAATGCGGGTTTTTACGCGTCGTACGATTCGTCGCTTGGCGACTATTCGCGAACAAAGGCCTTGGCAAAAGTCCAAGAGCCTGCGTTTGATTTGGGAATAATGCTTGCTGAAATGGCCGAAACACTTGCTTTCGGCCGTCACCTCCTTACTTCTTTAGGTGAGTTTGTGGCCTACTGGAATAAACCCCAGAACTTCACACGCCTCCAGAAAGGTAAGAGATACGTAGATATGACGTCCAACGCGTGGCTTGCATGGAGATACGGCGCAACGCCGCTTATCATTGCATTTGACGATTGGATATCAACATTAATTGGTAAGAAGGATCTTGCCAGGAATGTACTTCTACGTAGCAGCGGACAGTCGGAGACCTCCACGTGTTATACGTCATACTTGACGGCTAACCCTGGAATGTTCGGCTTGTCAGGAGATGTAAAAGTTGAAGTAGCCAAGAAGGCCACCACACATATTTATTGGATGGTCACTGGGCCCCAACTTTTCGCAGACAAATTTGGTATGTCGCTCAGCGACCTCCCCTCTATTGTCTGGGAACGCATCCCCTTGTCTTTTGTTTGGGACTGGTTTTTCAACATTGGTGCATGGTTACGTGCGATTAAAGTAACAGACCAGAGACAAATACTGGCCTGTTGCACGTCCCAGAAGACAGACGTCAAGATGTATCTGAAATCACTTACTGTAAAATTAGGTGGTGTAAAGGTACCCTTGTACGGCTCTAGTGTTGACTTCCAACTCGAAAAACTCGATAGGAAGGTAACCGCAACACCGTCCCCGTCATTAGTGACGAGGCCGGGGGCATTATCCTTACAACATAAGGTTGATGCTTTAACACTTTTATGGCAACGTTTGCCAAAACCAAGGAGTCTAAGATGACAATCTCAGCCTTAGCATTAGTAGACGGAGCGACCTCTCTGTCCGTAACAGGCGGTACTGCAAAACAGTACGGTCCTGATGGTCAAAAAGTCGACACTGGTATCCATGTTTCTGATACCACTGTCGCTGACTTCCGACTTAAGCCACATATTACGTTTAAGAACCGGAATCCTCAGCTCATGGGCAATGGCACTTGGCAGAAAGGTGTTAGGGGTGTTGTTATGACATACCCTTACCTTTGCACTGATAACATTGTGCGCTTCGTTACAACTCGCATTACAACTGAATTTGCGCCGGAGATTCCTGCTGCAACAGTGAAGAATGCGAGATACGTAGCTGCTCAATTGTTGTTCGATGCTGACCTTGAAGATTATAACGCCAATGGAAACATTTTATAGAATTATTGTATTCCTGTTGGTGTGCTTTCTCGGGTCTTTACTGCTGTACTCATGCTCGGTGTTAGTTGTTTTATTCTACCACCTTGCATATCTCACCTCATAAAGGGAGTTGCCCATGTATCAACAAAAGATTGATATTCTAGCGAAGAAGACTTACCTTGCGCTAGAGAGCGATTTCGCCCGTTTTCACGGCCATCGTGTACATCAAAATGTTTCATCTTTGAGTATACAGGAATCACGAGCCAAAGAATGGCCACGGCTCGGCTTAGTGGACCCGCATTATTTTAAATGTAGGTACCAACTTAAGAACCTATTTAAACGGTTTCGTTTCCAGCATGATCTGTATACGGACGAAGAACTCACTGCGATGAGCCATAATAAATATGTCTCCTTTCAGGTAGGAATTCGCCCGTATCAGCCTCTTAGTGCCTCTACTTTTTTGGTACTGAGGACTGCACGGCGTCTATGCCGAGAATTACTCGGCAAATTTTCTCTTGACGACCTATGCAATCATGTAAAAGTCGGAAGACGCGCGACAATAGGAAATCCTTTATCAAGAGCTTATCTCGATAATAAGTTCGGAGATCCTGTTGCTTTTACGTGCCCTTCAACACTTAGAAGGTGGTTCTTTGATGACTACCTACCGGGAGATGCACATTTGAAAAGCATCGTGAAAGATGTCTTCAACAAAAAACGTGAAGGCAGACCCGATCTACAGTGTGATTCGCTCAAACTTGTTCTCGTTCCTAAGAGTTGGAAGACGCATCGTGCTATAACACCATTATCTAATATAGGGTTGTTTTATTCCTATGGGTATGGTGCATTAGTTGAAGATGCGCTCGCGAGAGCTGGATTGCGGTTATCTCATCTACAAGAGAAACATCGTCGTTTAGCTCGCAACTACTCAGTTTCAAGGTCTCATGTAACTGCTGATCTCAGCAGCGCCTCTGATTCCTTGTCCTCCGTATTGCTTAATCGCTTGTTGCCTCGCGAGTGGTACAATGCACTTAAAAAATGCTTTGTACGTACTATACACGTGGGTGATTCAGTAATTTATACTGAGTCAATTCTTCCCATGGGTAATGGGGCAACGTTTCCTATCGAAACTCTTGTGTTCTACAGTCTCATAAAGGCTGTAGGCCTCCTCACGAAAACCAGAGGTACATACTCGGTATACGGTGATGACTGTATTTATCCGAGGCGTATCCACAACTATGTTGTTAAATTATTCAACAATATAGGAGTCCACATCAATGAAGATAAAACTTTTGTGGATTCGTGGTTCCGTGAATCATGTGGCGGTGATTTTTACCGCGGCGTGGACGTTAGGCCTGTCCTTTTTCCGGAAAGGCCTGATGGCATTCTTGTTGGAAAACGTTGGACACAGTTCCTGTATAAACTCTGGAACGCCTTCGAGAGAAGGTGGTCGAAGGAAGAAATCCCGTCACTTTTTCATCTCTTAAGTGTCGAGATTGCAAATTCTTCGCCTGTTGTCCATCAGGTACCGCAACATTTTCCTGATACCTCCGGAATTAAAGTTGATCAACCATATCCTGTGGGTTTATTTCCCTGGAGTCCGGTTAAGACTTTCTTCTCGGATGGTAGTAAACATGTCTCTTTTAAATTTCTCGGTATAACAACACCGAAAAAGAGACCTGTTGAACGTGAGTTAATCTACATGTGGGACAGCCTTCGCGCGCTTACGCGTCGTAAGGGCTGTGCAACCTCTGTTGGTTCAACTCTTTCCCGTTTCTCGTGGAAAAACGTTCCAGGTGTTGCGTACCTCCCTGACAAGAATTTTGAGAGGTGCGAGTTGCAAGTCTGTGTCCTTGAATCATGGACACAAGGGAAGCAATCCCAAATTTAAATAAGA